CAATGGCGGGCGCCGGGGGCGGCGGCCAGGGCGGTGTTGATGTCGACGACGACGGCGCCGCGCTCTGCGAGCTTCTCGGCGGTGGCCTTGTCGTTGGTGAGGACGAGGTGGCCGCTGCGCAGCTTTACGTCGCCCACGCCATTGCGGACCCCGTTGCGGACGACATGGAAGGCGTCGTCGACGATGCGGCGGCAGCCGTAGTGCCGCTTTAGGGCCTCGGCGTTCCGGGTCTTGCCGGATGCCTGCGGGCCGTAGATCACTGTGATCATGATTCCTCCTGGGTCAGGCGGCGGCAGGTGCCGCGGCCGGTTGGTTGGCGGGTTCGTTGGCCTGCAGGGCGGCGTGGACGCGATCGGCAACCGCGGCAGCGGGCTGCCCGGTGCGCATGCAGTCGTAGTCGCGGCACACCGGCGGGCGGGTGGCGTAGATGCGGCAGCGGTGGAGGCCGTGAGCGACTTCGAGGTGGCGGCAGGCGATCAACTCGCCGTCGACCACAGCGGAGCAGCAGGCGCCGCAGCGCTGGCAGAGGGCGGGGGTGATGCCGCTCATCGTGCGGCGACAGCTTTCGTTGCTTCGCGTTCGGTCTTCTCGTCGATCGCCGCGCGTAGCCAATCCACGCTTTGCCGGTGGATGTACTTCGTCTCGATGCCCACGCCCTTGCCGCGGATGCGGTGCAGTTGGGCGATCAGGCGGTCCGTTTCGTCGTGGATGCAGATGCCATCCAGCATGGGACGGATTTCCTTGTATTCGACCTCGCGCGCCTTGCGGGTGACCGCCCAGTCGTGCAGCTTGCCGATCGCAAGGCGCGCAACGCCGTACACGGAGCCCACGATGGTCACCTTGTAGAGGAAGATCGCGGCGATGACCCACAGCGCGGCGTTGGGCAAGTCTTTGACCAGGCCGACCAGTTCTCGCAGTTCGTTCATGGCTGCTCCAATGCAGGTGGTGGGCGATCAGCCCGTGGCGGACGCGACGCTGGCCGCCGAATCGTTCGCGGCCTGCAGGGTCTTCTTGATGTCGTCCAGCACACGCGCCTGGTCGTCGGCGGTGCGCAACTGGCGCTCCAGGCGTGCGACCTGCGCTTCCAGCTCTTCGATGCGCTGCCGGTCCTTTCGCCAGTCCGCGGCGCGCTGGCGGAACTCCGCGGCGTTGACGTCGAGGCCGCTGGCCGCGCTCTGGTTGGCGAAGCTGTCGAGGAAGTCGGGGCCGCTCTGGCGGTGGGTGTGGGGCATGGTCAGTCGTCCAGGTCGAGGGTGCCGGTGCGCGGGGTGCACAGCGGCAGGGTGTTGGCGGCTTCCATGCCGATGCGGGTAAAGAACTGGGTGGGGCCCAGGCGCTGGATGCGCCCGCCTTGCGCCTCGAATGCGGCGATGTCGGCGGCAATGCGCTCGCTCGCGGCACGTGCGGTGTCGGGGATGCCGTCCAACGCGCAGACGACTGCGCTGCCTACGGGACGGTCGAGTGGCGCCAGGGCGCGCCGGACGTCGCGCGCCGGCGCCGCGGCGCCCTGGACGATGCGCGGCGTCGGCTTGGCGGACTTCGCCGCCTTGGCCGGGCGCTCAGGCTTTGGTCGCGGCGCCTTGGGCGGCTTCGGCGCAGCCGGCGGCCTTGCGGCCTTCGGTGCCTTGGGTGGCCGCGCATTCGGCGGGAAGCCCCAGGCGCGCGCCTGTCGGCCTGCCGCGTAGAGCCCCTCGAGGCCCTGCGCTCCGGTGCGCACGACCAGGCCCTTGCGGACCATGGACGCGATGAGACCCGAGACCACGCGGATGTTGGTGTCGGGCAGCACGGATTGCTGCACCTGGCGCGACGTCACGGGGCCGGCCACCTGCTGCAGCCAGGCGCGGACGCGGGCGGAGGCGGTCGGCGGCCGCCCAGACGTTCCGACTGGCGGTGCGGGCACGCCTTGGACGGCAGGCGCGGCGGCCGGCGCCTCGGTCAGAGCCGCGCGAGGTGCGGCGGCCGCGGCCTCGGCCAGCTGGCGATCGGCGAAGTGCGGCCGGCCTCCGTGCAGCACGCGCACCAGGTCGCCGGACTTCACCAGGGTGTTGAGGGACGCAAGCATGTTGTCGGTGCGGATCCCGGGCTCGAGCGCGTCCACGAGTTCGCGCGCGGTGTAGGCCCGCGCGTTCGCTCGCAGGAAGGCGCGCACGCGATCGGCGCGGCCCGCGCCGGGAAGCTCGGTGTTGCGCATCACGGCGCGCCCTCGTTCGCGGCCTCCACCAGCTCACGCGCGACCGCGACGCCCTCGTCGGTGAGGGTGAGGCTGCTGGGGCAGAGTTCGTCGTCCAGCTGCACCAGGTCAGCCCGCTGGAGGCGCAGGGCCATGCGCTTGGTGACGCTGTGCGCCTGCACGGTGCCCGTGGTGGCGGCGCGCGGCGGTGGGGCCACGAAGCCGCCGCCGAACCGGCGCAGGGTATGGCCGGGTGCGCCGTAGGCGGCCAGCAGGGCGCTGCGTTCGAGCGGGGTGACGCGGGTGACGGTGCCGGCGGTGGTCGCGGCCACGGTGGTTCCTTTGCCGGCCCGGGCCGGCGGTTGGGTAGTCGGTCAGGCGCCGTGCTGGGCGAGCAGCGCGGCCAAGGTGAGCAGGCAGCCGGCGGCGATGAGCACGGCGCGCCAATGACGGCGGCGCGCGCGCGTCGTGGCGCCGGCTTGGGCGTTGGTGGTGCGGATGTGGTCGAGCAGGGTGAGCATGGTCAGGCTCCGGTGAGCTGGACGCGCAGCGCGTACAGCACGAACGCCCAGCCGGCGACGGCGCCGGCCCAGAACACCGCCAGGAGGGCGCGGTGGGCGATGTCGCGCCAGGAGCGAAGTTGCGGCAGGTCGCGGTTGCGTCGACGGTCAGCCACGGTGGTTGGCCTCCTGCGCCTGGTGCTCCCGGGTCATCGGGTAGATGGACGACTCGCTGGCGACGTCGGCGTTGCCGTGGAGGATCTCGGGCATGCCGGTGAGCTGCTGCAGCCGCTCGCGCAGGCGGAAGTCGAGCTCTTGGCGGTGGCGCTCCTTCTCGCCCAGGCGCACCAGCATCCGGGCCTGCGTGCCGCTCTGGCTCTCCTGGGCGACCTCGTTGCTGGCGTGGTGGTCGAACTTGGCGAGCGCGCGCAGCGCGGCGCGCAGCAGCTGCAGGTCTTCGACGGTCAGTTGTTGGATCATCGGGCACCTCCTTGGCGCAACCATTCGCCGAATGAAAGGCCGCTGTCTGAGTCGAGAAACCGGGCATAGCGACGCTGTGCCCTCGTCCGCTTCGGGTCTGCCTCGGCTGTCGCCCTCGCTGCGCGCTTCCCCTCGTCGCTGACGACGAACAGGTCGTCGCCGCCCGTGAGGGCAGAGCTCCAGTTCGCGCGGTGATGCATGTAGCCCAAGCTGACCAGGTGGAGGCATGTTTCGTGGTCGGCAGAGCCCGCGCCGGCCACGAAGTGGTTCCGGTAGATGGCGCCCCGGCCCTGCTCACCGATTCCGAGCGAATGGCGCAGGACGTGAAGCATCTTCGGATCGAGGCTCGGAGTTCCCTTGGATGCCGCCGTGGTCATGCCGCACCACCCGGCACGCTGTAAGCGCACACCTGCCGGCGCAGGCGCTCGGTGTAGAGGTCGGCCAGCTTGCCGCCGTGTACGTGGCGCTCCTTCGCGTCGGCAACGATGCGGCGCACGACGTCCTGTTGCGTTTCGGGCATGCCCAGGCGCGCCGACTGCTGCACCGCGTTGCGCACGCGGCCCAGGTCCACCACCACGCCGTTCATGCGTGCACCGCCGGGGCGGCCGGCGCGGCGAGGTCGCGCGGCAGGGTGGAGGGCAGGGCGTCGGCGTCCACGCGCGGGCGGCTGGCCAGCCACGCTTCGACAGTGGCGGCGGTGTCGTCGTCGATGTCGATCGCTGCGCCGCGCAGCCAGAGCACCGGGGGCGCGTGCTTGTGCGTGCGCGCGTCCACGTAGGCTTCGGTCCAGATGCGGCCGCCGCACAGGTACGCGGCCGTGCGGTCGATGAGGCTGGCGCCCGGTTCGGCCTTGCCTTCGGGTACATACAGCGTGGCGCTCACCTGGCCGGCGAGGCTGCCAGCCGTTTCGTAGCGCAGCTGCAGCGTCAGCCCGGCCACGGTGGGCACGCTGAGGGTCTGCCCGGCGCTCACCGCTGGCCTCCGCGCATCTCGGCGCGAGCAGTGCGGGTGTGGCCGACGGCGTCGTTGGCGGCGCCGGCGCGCGCCCAGCCTTCGGCCTGGCGGGCGGCCGCGGCGCGGGCCTTCAGCAGTTCGGTCTCGGCCTTGATGCGGCTGTGGGCCGCCTTCCAGCCGGTGTGAATCAGCCCGGCGACAACTACGCCGCCCGTGCAGAAGCCGGTGATGTTGCCGAGGACGAAGCCCGGGTCGAACAGCAGGAAGTCCATGACGCCTCCTTCGGAAGGAAGAAGGCGGCCGGCAGGTCACTGGGAGGGGAGGCCCGTTCAGTCGGTCAGGGGAGGACCGGCTGGCGACCTGCCGGTCGCCCGCCCCGGCGGGGATGGCCGGGACCGGGGAACCTTAAGGCCCCTTAAGTCCGCGTGTCAAGCCCCCTTAAGTTCAGCCGTCGCAAACTCGCCATAGCCGGGTGGGGACCCGGGCCAAAGAAGGGACGCACACATGCGCATCGCGCTTTTGCTGGCCGCACTGATCTTGCTTGGGGGCTGCACTACATCCCGGCCGATGATGGCTCCGTCGGGCGCCCAGGGCTTCAAGATCTGGTGCGAGATGCCCTCGCAGTGCTACTCGCGCGCAGCCCAGCAATGCCCGTACGGCTACACGATCGAGGCCAACGAAAAGGACTACTGGGGGTTAGGGGACATCGACGGCAACCTGTTCATCGTCTGCAAGACGCCTGAGCAGGTGCAGTCAGCATCGCCAGCGTCCGCCCCGGCTGCAACGCTCATGCCGAGTGCGCAGCCTTCGCAGGGGCCACGTGAGATGGATCCTGCTAAACGCTGTGACGCCTGCGGACGCATCGGCACTCCCTGAGGTCGATTTCCGCTAGCGGGCGTGTGGCGCGTCCGGCGGGTCGCATCCATCCTGAACGCACGCCTCAAGGGTGAGCATGCGTTGGTGCACCGCGTCGATCTGCTCGTCGTCTAGGGCCGACAGTGAGGAGGCGTCGTACATGTCGAGCATGCGCTGGAGCTCGCCAACCCAGCCGTAGCTTATGGCGATACGGTTTATGGCCCGGATCATCCGCGAAGTCGGTGCCATGTCGACCACGGGCATCGGCTGATTCGCCGCAAAGTGCTGGTACCGGCGCCAGGCGTCAGCTTCGTCCGCGGACTGCGGCACCGGCGCGGGAATCGAATCCGCAATGATCTGGCGCAGGCGAGAGACCTTCGCCTGGAGCGAAGCAGCGTCGTGCATCGATTTTCCCCCCGTAGCGGCTAGGCCGCGGCAGCAAGGACGAAGCGCAGCACCTTCGCCCGAGGCAGTCCCTCGTCGAGCAGCTCGTACGCCAGTTGCGTGAGCTCCGCCCGCTTAGTGGGTGGCAACGTGCGGGCCTGTCGCTGAAGCGCGTCCTCGACCTCGGTTGCCAGCTGAAACGCGAGCGTGAGGGCCTCGGGTTTCAGAACGTGAGACGCCTCGACGGGCGCGGCATCTGCAACGCGCCAGGAGGCCCGGTACGGCGCAGTATGTCCAAGGAGCAATTCGCGTGGGTCAGCGCCTACAGCCTCGGCGATATTGAACAGCTGGGCGGCCTTCACATGTTCTGGGCGGACCTTGTCCTTCAGCCAGTTATGGATGGTGGCTTCGGTGGTCTTCGCGCGTCGCGCGACCTCGGCGGGCTGCAGTTCGCGCTCGCGCATGCGGGACTCGAGGCGCTGGCCGAGGGATTGTGAGGGCATAAAGATAGCTTAAGTTTCCGAAGCTAAAGACCGCTTGACAGGTTGCCTTAAGACCACTTAAGGTCTCGACCCATGCTCGCGATCACCAAAAAGCAGCTTCGCGCCGCGCTCGGCGATCCCGCCAACGATGCGGAGATCAGTCGGTTCTTCGGCATATCCCAGGCTGCGGTTAGTCAGTGGGGGGAGGACGAGCCGATCCCCGAGCGCCGGGCGCTCGCCGCCGTGTTCAAGCGGCCGGACCTGTTCGGGCGATTCGCCGCTCCCTCCGCCAACGACGACGCCGCCCCAGCCGAGGGCGAGAGCGCGGTCGAGGGGGCGAGCTGACATGGCTGCCGCAGGGGGCAGGGTGAAGAACACGGCCAGCGGCCTGCCGGCGCCCGTGGTCGTTGACCAGGCACGCAGGCAGGTGAGGGCAGGAGTCGGCATGTCGGTGTGCATGCCCTTTTTTTTGCCACAGGGGGGTTGTCCGACGCCGTCCGACGTCGTCGGGACCGCTCGGACAGGTGCGTATGACTGAGCAAATTCCGATGTTCGTCGAGGATCTCAACGACGCCATCCGCGACACGATCAAGGCCCTCGGGGGCTATAAGCGCGTGGGTTCGGAGATGCGCCCGGACCTGGGCGTGGAAGGGGCAGGGCGGTGGCTTTCGGACTGCTGCAACCCCGACCGCCGCGACAAGCTGTCGCCCGAGCAGGTGGCGTGGCTGCGGCGGCGCGCGCGCCAGCAGGGCGTGCACATCCTGGCGGCGTTCGAGGCGAAGGACGCCGGTTACGCCCCGCCGAAGCCGATCGAACCGGAGGACGAGCGCGCCGAGCTGATGCGCGAGTTCACCCGTCGCGCCGCGGAGATGGCAAACCTGACCAAGCTGTTGGCCGGGGCTGGCTTGCTGCCTGGAGTGGCCAACGATGCCTGACGCCATGGACGCCGTGCAGGCCGACGTGGACGCGCGGACTGCCGAGGCGCTCAGGCGCCACTGGGCCATCGCCGCCGTGCGTCGCCCTGGCCTGCCGTTCTGCGAGCAACTGGACTGCGCCGAACCGATCGAGGAAGCACGCCAGCGCCTGGGCGCCCGGCTGTGTACCGACTGCCAGCGCGAGGAAGACATCCGCGCGCACCAATACGCACCAGGGAGGGGAAGGTGACCCATGGGACTTCCGCGAGGCCGCCGCTGGGTGGACTTGCCGCGCCGGCCGGCGCCGAACGCATCGGAGAGGTGGAGGGCATGCGCGCTGCTGGCGCTGCAGGCCGATCCACCGTCGAACGACCCGGACCCGATCGCCACCCGCGACCAGCTGCATCGCGAGGTGGAAGCGGCCAGACGAAGGCAGGGCGAGCTGAAGCTCAGCAGCGCCTGAAGAAACGGAGCTTCGTCGAGCTCGTGGACGACTACCAGGCTCTGTCTGTCGAGGACCGCGCCAAGGAGGTCGCGTGGCTCAAGGGTGCGATCCCCCTGATGCAGCGGCGGCTGGCTGCGGCGCGGCTGGCTGCGCGGCGCGTGCGCCGCAAGGCAGGCACGAAATGACGCCCCACCGATCCCCGCGCCCCTTGGTGAGGGGAGGGCGCGGCGCTATCGCGGCGCCTGCAGGGGGCGGCGCGCTGCGAACGGCGACGTCGTGCGCGAGCACGCGCGGGGCCTCGAACCTGAACGCGAACCTGAATGGCCGCCCCGCTCTCACGAACCTGAACATGAACCTGAACGGGGCCGGGTCTGGGTCCTCCCGGGCGCCCCCCCTCGCGGGTAATTCGGACCCCGTTCGCTGGGTAGTCAGCGGGGCCTCGGGTTACTGAAATGGCCTCGAATTACGATGACGTCGTTCGTCAGCTCACCGCAGCTGGCCTGATCCTCCCCCGCGGCGGGCTGGAGATCGGTTCCGCGCGCACCGTCCGCTGCCTGGTCGAGGGCGGGGGCAGGGAGAAGCGCGGCTGGTACAGCCTGCACGAGCTGCCGTCCACCGCGCACCCCGGCCAGTTCATCATCGTCGGCAGCTACGGCATCTGGCGCGGCAATGAGCCCAACAGCCAGAAGATCGAGCTGTCGAAGAAGGATCCGCTCACGCCCGACCAGGCGGCGGCGCTGCGCAAGAAGCTGGCCGAGGATCGAAAGCGCGTGGAGCGCGAGCGCGCCCAGGAAGCGGCGAAGGCTGCCGGCGTGGCGGCCAAGGCCTGGGCCGCCCTGGCGCAGGATGGCGAATCGCCCTACCTGAAGGCCAAGGGCGTCGGCGCCCACGGGCTGAAGTTCACCAGGCACGGCACGGCAGTGCTGCCGCTGGTCGACACCACCGGCAAGGTCCACGGTCTGCAGTTCCTGCGCACCGCGGCCCAGGCGAAGGAGGGCGGGCGGCCGGCGAAGGAGTACTGGCCGGTCGGGGTGGCGAAGAAGGGCCACTTCCACCTGATCGGCCACCAGCCGCACTGGATCGTGCTGGTGGCCGAGGGCTACGCGACCGCCGCGTCGCTGTACGAGGCGACGGGCTTCCCGGTGGCCGTGGCATTCGACGCCGGCAACCTGCTGCCCGTGGCCGAGGCCCTGCGCAAGCGCTACAAGAAGTCGCGCATCCTGGTGTGCGCCGACGACGATTGCTTCAGCGACGGCAACCCCGGCATCACCGCGGCCAGCGCCGCCGCGCTCGCGGTCAACGGCGCGTGGCTGGCGCCGGCGTTCGCCGACGAGCCGGCGCGCGAGGCGAAGCACGCGGCCAACGGCCACAAGCTCACCGACTTCAACGACCTGCACGCCCTGGAGGGCATCGCCGCCGTCGGCGCGCAGGTGCGGGCCCGCCTCTCGGAATTGCGCTGGGACCCCCCGCAATTGCGCGCCGTTTCTTCCTCCACAACCGGGGAGGGGGGCGGCAAGCTGCGCGTGATCCAGCACCTCGATGAGTTGCTCGAGCGATACGCGCTGGTGTACGCCGCCGGCGGCGCGGTCTTCGACAAGGCGGAGCACTGCCTGCTGCCGCTGACGGACATGCGCAACCTCTGCATCCGCGCGGACCTGCACAAGGCGTGGATGGAACACCACGATCGCGACGTCGTGCGCCAGGACGAAGTGGGCTTCGACCCCGCCGGGTCAGACCCCAAGATCACCTGCAACCTCTGGGGCGGCTGGCCAACCACGCCGCGCAAGGGCAAGTGCGATCGCCTGCTCGAGCTGCTGCACTACATGTGCAGCGGCGAGGCCAACAGCCGCGACCTGTACGACTGGGTGCTCAGGTGGGTGGCCTATCCCATCCAGCACCCGGGCGCGAAGCTCAAATCCACCATCGTGGTGCACGGCCCGCAGGGCACCGGCAAGAACCTGTTCTTCGAGACGGTGATGGCCATCTATGGCAAGTACGGCCGCATCCTCGACCAGGACGCCTTGACCGACAAACACAACGACTGGGCCAGCCGGAAGCTGTTCCTGATCGCCGACGAGGTGGTCGCCCAGGCGCACCGCTTCGAGGTCAAGAACAAGCTCAAGACGCTGATCACGGGCACGTGGATCCGGATCAACCCCAAGCACATCGCGGCCTACGACGAAGCCAACCACGTCAACCTGGTGTTCCTGTCGAACGAATCCATGCCGGTGGTGCTCGAGGAAGACGACCGGCGCCACTGCATCATCTGGACGCCGCCGAAGAAGCCGAAGGAGTTCTACGCCGAGCTGCTGCGCGAGATCGAGACCGGCGGCGTTGAGGCGCTGCACGAGCACCTCTTGCACCTGGACCTCGGCGACTTCAACCCCGGCACCCTCCCGCCCGACACCGAAGCCAAGCGCGAGCTGATCGACCTGGCGCAGGACAGCCCGGTGGAATTCATCGACGCGGTCTTCCGGGTGGACTTCCCTCAGCTCATCGCCGACGGCGCGGTGCTGGCCGGGCTGACGCAGGACTGGTTCGAGGTCTACCGCCACTGGTGCGGCCAGGTGGGGGTCAAGCCCGCGTCGCTGAAGCGGTTCGTCAACGCGATCGAGAAGAAGCGGGGCATACGCGCAGATCGCAAGCGCTACCTCGTCGAGGCGGAATTCGAGATGCCAGAGAAGGTGGGGCCGCACAGCGTGCTCACCTTCGGGGCCCAACCTCCCGAAGGCGCCGACGAAGCCGTCTGGCTCGGGCGCCAGGTGTCCGCGCTCAAGCTGCGCCTGGGCGCGCTGAAGGGGTCGCGATGACCTGCCACGTGCCTGTGCGGCCACCGTCCCCGCACAGTGCGGGCACCTGTGCGGGCAGAAATGGCGCTATGACGCGCCTGTGCGGCCTGTGCGGGCAGATTGCGCGCCCGCGTACGCGAGGGGCGCTCCGCCAGTGCGCCCACCCGCGCCCGCGCATGCGCGCACACGGAACGTACGCCGCACACGCCGCACATGCCGCACAGGCCCGCGTGATCAGGCACTTGCGCGCTGCGCTGCCCGCACACGTGCCCGCACCGCCCGCGCCGATGCCGCACAGGCCGGGTCGCGGGCGCGCGCACGACCTTCTCGCTTCGACCCTCGAAAAGAAAATGGAAGGAGCCCGCCTCGATGGCTGAGCCACGGCATCTGCCCGACACCCTGGGGTACCGCGAGTTTGCGACGCTCATGGGATTCCGGCCCAGCTACGTCACCGAGCTCAAGGGCAAGGGCCACCTGGTGCTGACCGACGATGGCCGCCGCGTGCGCGTCGCCGAGAGCCGCCGGCTGTTGGCCGACCTGGCCGACCCAACGAAGTCCGGCGTCGCGGCCCGCCACGCGGCTGCGCGCGGCGCGGCGAGCCCATCCCCCTCCATCGCCCAGGAGGAGGTGCAGGGCGCCGCCGGCGGCGACGAGGAGGGCGGGGACCGCTCGCCCGTTCCCTACAGCGACCCGCTGGCCATCCGCCGTGCCCGCGCCCAGGCCGAGCGCGAGGAGGCCGCCCTGCGCAAGGCGCTGCGCGAGGAACAGCAGGAGCTCGGCGAGCTGCTGCAGCGCGAGGACGTGCTGGCGGTGATCGCGGATGCCATCACCACGCTGCGCACCGGGCTGGAGAACCTGCCGACCACCTTGTCGGCCTCGCTGGCCGCCGAGACCGCGGAAGAGCGCTGCCGCGTGATCCTGGCCAACGGCATCGAGCACGCGCTTGAGGAGCTGAGCCGCAAGTGCAGCGCCGTCGGAAAGCAACCCTGACCACAGACTGGCGCAATCCCGCGCCACCACACGGAGAACCGAAATGATCAATCTCAAGAAGCATCTCGAACTGCTGGGTTGCCGCGTGAAGGACCGCGTGACCGGCTTCACCGGCGTCGCGGCCAGCGTGACCTTCGATCTGTACGGCTGCATCCAGGCGATCGTCAATCCCGGAATGGGCAGTGACGGGAAGTTGCAGGAACCCCAATGGTTCGACGTCAACCGCCTCGAGGTGTTGGACGCCGAGCCCGTGATGGAACGCCCCCAGTTCGATTGGTCGCCGGCAGCGGTTTCAGCTGGTGCCAAGGGTTCTGGTGAACGGCCGTCCTACACGCCCCGCTGATCAGTTCCCGTGACCTACGCCGCCGCCCGCCCCCTGATCTTCCAGACCGTCGCGAAAGCCATCGCGCCGCGCAAGCCCATGCGCGTCAGCGAGTGGGCGGAGGCCAAGCGGATCCTGTCCACCAAGGGCAGCCAGAACGCGGCGCAGTGGCGCAACGAGACCAACCCGCTCCAGGTCGAGATCATGGACTGCTTCAGTGCGCGCAGCCCGGTGCGCGACGTGGTCGCGCGCCTGCCGATCCAGTTCGGCAAGAGCGAGATCGAGACCAACATCCTCGGCTACACCATGTGCGAGAACCCGATGCCGATCATCGTGGCGCTGCCGGCCGAGGTCTCCATGAACAAGTGGATCGACCAGAAGCTCAACCCGCTGATCGAGGAGACACCGGCCATCCAGGCGGTGCTGACCAGCATGTCCAGCCGCGAGGCGTCCAACCGGCGCACCTTCAAGGACTTCCACGGCGGCCAGCTGTACGTGGAGCACGCCGGCAACCCGGTGCGGCTGAAGTCCACCTCCGCCGGCATGGTGCTGGCCGACGAGTTCAGCAGCTTCGCATCGCTGCTCAAGTCCGGCGACGACCCGGCCGAGATGCTCGACGGTCGCACCTCCGCCTTCCCCTCGAAGTACAAGCGCCTGAAGGTGGGCACGCCCGAGATCGCCGGCCGCTGCCGCATCACCGAGCTGTACGACAAGTCCGACCAGCGCCGCTACCACGTGCCGTGCCCGGACTGTGGCCACGAGCAGCCGCTGGAATGGAGCGGCCTGCAGTGGACGCCCGACGGTATGCACGCCTGGTACGTCTGCCGCGAGTGCGGCGTGGTGATCGAAGAGCACCAGAAGACGGCGATGATCGCCCGCGGCCGCTGGGTCGCCGAGAACCCGGGCGCGCGGGTCCGCGGCTACCACGCCAACGCCCTCTACTACCCGATCGGCCTGGGCCCACGGTGGGTGGAGCTGGTGGCAATGTGGCGCGACGCCCAGGGCGACCCGGCGAAGCTCAAGACCTTCATCAACGACCGCCTGGCCGAGCCGTGGGAAGACCCATCCATGCGCGCGGTGAAGTTCAACATCATCGCCGACCGCGCCGAGCCGCTACCGCTCAAGCCGGTGCCCAACTGGGTGCTGGCCGTCACCGCAGGCATCGACACGCAGGACAACCGGCTGCCGGTGCAGATCGTCGGCTGGGGCAGGGGGATGACGTGCTGGCCGATCGACTACGTGGAGCTGCCCGGCGACCCAAACGAAGACGAGGTGTGGACGGCGCTCACCGCGCTGCTCAACGCCCCGATTGAGCGCGCCGACGGCGCCGTGCTGCGCGTCGACGCCGCACTGCAGGACATGCTGGGCCATCGCACCGAGGCAGTGAAGGCCTACGTGCGCCAGAAGCGTGTGCGCCGCCTGGTGGCCGGCTTCGGTGCCACCGCCAACAACGCCCCGTCCCTGGGCAAGGCCAAGCTGCACGACATCAACTACCGCGGCATGGTCGACAAGCGCGGGGTTCACGCCTACCCGGTGGGCACCGTGGCCATCAAGCACCACCTGTTCGCCATGGTCAGCACCGACGCCGACAAGCCGGCCGAGGAGCGCAAGGTGCGCTTCAGCGACGAGCTGAGCCGGGAGTACTTCGGCGGCCTGGTGTCGGAGACCTACGACCCCCGGAAGAACCGGTTCGAGAAGATCCGTGGCACCCCGCGCAACGAGCCGCTGGACACCTGGGTGTACGCCTACGCCGCCGCGCTGCACCCGGAGCTCCGCCTGCACCGGTGGACCAAGGCCAATTGGGACGTGCGAGAGGCGCAGGTGCTGGCCAGTATCCAGCGGCCTGCCGCCAATGATGATTCCCGTGAAACACCGGCGCCGGCGGCGCGGGCAGCCCCGCGCCCGCAGGATTCCCGTGGAACACGTCCGCGCCCGCGCGGCTTCGATGCAAAGGATGGGTGGTCGCTATGAGGCGCAAGCCACGTGAGACGGAACAGCAGCTGCGAGCGCGCATCTTCGACGCGCTGATCCGGGATATCGGCATCAGCGAGCGGATGGCGCAGCCGTTCGTGGATTCGGTGATGCGCTGCTTCGCTGGAGAGCAGCCGTACTTCCCGGCGCGCCCTCGCGAGTACCCGGTGATGCACATCAGGGCTGCCCTGGAGCGGGGCATCCCAGTCAAGCGGGTGCTGCAGGACTTCGAGCTCAGTCGCAGCCTGCTGCACAAGCTGTTCCCCGGCGGGCTGCCAAAGGGCGAAACGGCCGCCAATGACGACTGATTCCACGCTTTCAATGAAGATGGAGACAACGCGGTTTTTTTCTCCCGCGTAATCAGCTAGTTGCGTCGGCCACTGTCCACGGTTTTGTTTAGAACGTGGACAGCCAAAGCCCCACGCTGTTCGTATGGCAACAGCGCAGGAAATGGTCGAGTTCTACACGCAAGCCGAGCAGCGCGTGCTGCAGGGTCAGCGCGTGCGGCATGGCGATCGTGACCTGACCCTCGCCGACCTGGAGCAGATCCGCGCCGGCCGCCGTGAATGGCAGGCGCGCGTGGACGCCGAAGGGCGCCGCGGCCGCGCAGGCTGGGCCAACGCCGATTTCGGCGGGGTGACCTGATGGGCACCGCAGTCGTCGCCCGTGAGCGCCTAGGTTCGGTGCTGGCCGCCGACAAGCAGGTGAGGGTGGTCGAAGCCCGCGCCGCCGACGTCATCGCGGCGAAGGACGTGCGCATTCGCCAGCTGGACGAGCAGGTGCGGATCACCGCCCGCGCCCACGAAGTCACCCGCCCATCGCGCCACCGCAAGCTGGCGCGCGACTGGGGCAGCGGCAACGCCATCGTCGGCATGGACGCGCGCCAGCTGCGCGACCAGGCGCGCCACCTCGAGCGCGACCTCGACCTCGCCGACAACGCGCTCAACGTGCTGGTGCAGAACACCGTGGGCAGCGGCATCGACGTGCTGGCCGCGCCGCGCCTGCCGGGCCAGCCGATCAACCGCGCGCTCGCCGAGCAGATCGACGACCTGTGGGACAGCTGGTGGGACGCGCCCGAGGTCACCCGCCTGCACGACTACGGCGCCTGCCAGCAGCTGCTGGCCCGCACCTGGTTCCGCGATGGCGAGGCCTACTACCAGGACCTGCTGGGCCCGGTTGCCTTCCTCGAGCATGGCACCGACGTGCCCTACAGCATCGAGATGATCGAGCCGGACATGATCCCGCTCGACCTCACCGACCCCTCGCGCAACATCCTGCAGGGCGTGGAGCGCAACGCCTGGGGCCGGCCCATCGCCTTCCACGTCTACAAGCATCACCCGGGCGAAGGCCTGGGCTGGAATGCCGAGACCAAGCGCGTCGGCGCCGACGTACTGCACGGCATCCGCAACCTCAAGCGCCTGCACCAGGTGCGCGGCCTGTCGGTGTTCGCATCGTCCATGTCCCGCTTCGAGGACGTGAAGGACTACGAAGAGTCGGAGCGCATCGCGGCCAAGGTGGCCGCGTCGATGTGCGCCTTCATCAAGAAAGGCAACCCCGACCGCTACGGCGAGAACGGCGGCGGCCTGGTGGGCGAGATGACCATCGCGGAGCCCGGCGACCGCAGCCTGCGCATGGCGCCCGGCATCGTCTTCGACGACCTGTTGGCCGGCGAGGACATCGGCACCATCGCCAGCAACCGCCCCAATCCCAACGCCGCCACCTGGCGCAAGGAGCAGCTGCGCGCCGCTGCCGGCGGTATCGGCGTGAGCTACAGCAGCCTGTCGCTGGACTACAACGGCACCTATTCCGCGCAGCGCCAGGAGCTGGTGGAAAAGTGGGGCGGTTACCTGATCCTGGCCGAGCGTTTCATCGCCATGGCGGTGCGCAAGCAGCGCATGCGCTTCATCGAGGCGGCGCTGCTGGCTGGCAAGATCCGCGCCCCGCGCGGTTGGCAGCTCAAGCACATCGCGGCCAGCACCTACGTGCGCCCGGTGATGCCGTGGATCGACCCGCTGAAGGAAGCCTACGCACGCGGCGAGGCAGAGGATCGCGGCTGGACATCGCCGCAGCAGAACACCCTGCAGTACGGCAACAACCCCGAAGAGGTGGCGCGGCAGATCGAGGACTGGCGCGAGCGCGGCGCGGGCCCGCAGCCGCCGGCAAACGCCGAGGTCGATGCCTCCACCCGCGCCGGCATCCGCGCCACCGCCATCACCGCAATGCTGAGGAACTGACATGCGCAAGACCGTGCTCGCGCTCGCACTGGGCACCATCCAGGCCGATGCCGGCAATGGCACCTCCAGCGGCTACTTCAAGGTGGTCGCAGCGTCCGACGATGTGGCCGAGGTCTACGTGTACGGCGCCATCGGCCCGTCGATCTTCCTCGACTCCGTCTCTGCCCGCCAGCTGGCGAAGGACATCGCGGCCATCTCCGCGAAGACCATCCACGTGCGCATCAACAGCGAGGGCGGCGTGGTGCCCGATGGCATCGCCATCTACAACGCGCTCAAGTCGCACTCCGCGCGCAAGGTGGGCTTCGTGGACGGGCAGGCGGCGTCAATCGCGTCGCTGGTGCTAATGGCCTGCGATGACGCGGTTGTCTATCCGACGTCGCTGGTCATGGTGCACGCGCCGGCCACGTTCGCCATGGGCAACGCCGCCGACTTCCGCGAGTTCGCCGAAACGCTCGAGACCCACGCCCGTGCCATGGCCGAGGCCTACGTGGCCAAGACCGGCAAGGACGCGGAGATCCAGAAGCTGCTGAGCGACGGCCGCGACCACTGGTACACCGGCGCCGAGGCCGTCGACTTCGGATTCGCCGACCGGCTGGAAGAGGCTTCGCCGCGGGCCGTGGCTGCCGAGGCCGCCAGCGTCGTCGCCATGACCAGCTACCTGGCCGCAGTGGAGCGGGCGCCGGCGCCCATCACCGCGTGCCTGCGCACGCACATCACCGCAACGCTCACCCCCCACGTCTTCGCCTCGTTGCCCGAGGTGTCACAGCAGGCCGTGATCGGCCAACTCGAGGATCCCACCATGAAGCAGCGCTACAACGATCTACTCATCCTCGCGACGGCCGGCAACACCCCGGCGGCCGGCGTGCAGGCCACGGCGGGCGCGCCCGCCGCGCCGGCTGCCCCCGCCACGCCCGCGGCACCTGCCGCCCCGGTCGTCGCCGCCGCACCCGCCGCGCCGGCCGACCCGTTCGCGCAGATCCGCGCCCGCAACACCGACATCCGCGCCCTGGCCGAGCCGCACCTGGCCAACCCGCAGGTGCGCGCGTACGTGGACGGCGTGATCGCCGACGCCAATCCGGCCATCACCGCCGACGTGGTGGGCCGCCAGATCCTGGCGATGCTGGCCACCGGCGCCGCACCGATCGCGGGTACCGCCACGGTCACCGCCGGCGCGGACCAGCGCGACCAGACGCGCGCCGCGATGCTCAATGCCATCCAGGCCCGTGCGGGTACGGCACCGCCCGATGCGCAGAACCCGTACCGCGGCCATTCGCTGAGCGAGATCGCCCGGGACTGCGTGGTGGCAGCCGGCGTCGACGTGCGTGGCCGCGACCGCATGGAGGTCGTGGGCCTGGCCTTCACCCATTCCACCTCTGACTTTCCGGGCCTGCTCGGTGATGCGTCCCGCCGCGCGGTGCTGCAGGGCTTCGAAGAGGTGGATACGTCCCTCGAACAGTTCACCGCTGACGCGAGCGTGCCGGACTTCAAGCCCACCACGCTGGTCGGCCTCGGCAGCTTCAGCAATCTGCTGCAGGTGCCGGCGGGGGGCGAGTACAAGTACGGCACCTTCAGCGAGCAGGGTCAGAAGCTGCAGGTGGTCACCTACGGCCGCCTGTTCTCGATCACCCGCCAGGCGATCATCAACGATGACCTCGGCATCTTCAGCGAAGTGCCGCGCAAGATGGGCCGGGCCGCGCGCCGCACCATCGTGCAGGCCGTGTGGAATCTGGTCACCAGCAACCCGGTGCTGGCCGACGGCAACACGCTGTTCCACGCATCGCGCGGCAACCTGCTCACCGGTGCCGCGATCAGCACCCAGAGCGTCGACGCGATGCGCGTGGCCGCCGCGAAGCAGAAGGACGCGGACGGCAACATCATCCGCATGCCCCTCAACCGTCTGCTCACCCCGGTGGCGCTGGGCGGCCTGGCCCGCACGGTGCGCGCGAGCCAGTACGAGGTGTCGGGCAGCAAGAACCTGACCACGCCGAACATCGTGCAGAACACGTTCGAGGTGATCGACGACGCCCACCTCGACGAGGACAGTGCGGCCGCCTGGTATGGCGTGGTGGATCCCAACTACGCCGCGGCGATCGTCATCGCCTATCTCAACGGCAACAAGCAGCCGTACCTCGAGCAGCACGAGGGTTTCACCGTCGACGGCGTGGCCTGGAAGGTGCGCATCGACGCCCAGCCTGGCATCGGCGAGCCCAAGGGCATCTACAAGAACCCCGGCGCGTGACGGGAAGGGGGTGAGGGCGGGCCACCGGCCACCCTTGCCCTGGTCTCGCAGCACAAGCCTCCATCCCCTCGCATCACCGGAGAATCACCATGAAGAACTTCCACCAGGATGGCCGCGTGCTGGATGTCACGCTCGCGGCCGATGTCGCCAGCGGCGGCATCGTCTCGCAGGGCCGCCTGTTCGGGGTGGCCGTGACCAACGGCAAGACTGGAGACGTCGTCGCCGTGCACGTGGAGGGCGTGGTCCGCCTCCCCAAGCTCGGTACCGCGGTCATCGCCGCCGGCGACCCGCTCACCTGGGACGTCAACCCCGGGCGCGTGATCGTGGCTTCGGCCGCAACTGGCGACGTCGAGAACTTCGGATATGCCGTCGAGGCGGCGGGCAACGGCACCACCGAAGTGCTGGTGCGGCTGTGCCCCGGCATGGGCGTGCCGAAGCCGGCGTAAGGCTACGGGGCCGTCGCCGCCAGGGATGGTTGGGCGGCGACGGATTATCTTCAGAGGTCGGGCAGGGGCGATGAGCGAATCAGCGATGCACGTCGAAGACGCCATGGATTCGAAGCTGGCCAAGACCTTCGTACGGGTCTGCGTGTGGCTGGCGCCGTTCGTCATCGGCGCCTTCGGCTACTTCATCAGCGCGCAGCTCGGCGACATCAAGAAGCTGCAGCACGAGCAGAAGCAGCTGCAGCAGGACCAGGCAACCAAGCACGAACAGGTGGCCAGCGACGTCAAGGTGCTCAAGGCCACGCTGGACAACGGCGTCATCTGGCGAATCACCGAACTCGAACGCCGACTCAACACCGTGGAACAGGCCACGAAGACCCCATGACCGACCAGTTCCGTACCTTCATCGACCGGCTGCTCGCCCACGAGGGCGGCTACTCGGCCGACCGCAACGACCCGGGCAACTGGACCGGCGGCGCCAAGGGCGTCGGCCAGCTCAAGGGCACGAAGTTCGGCATCGCCGCCAACACGTACCCCACGCTCGACATCAAGAACCTGACGCGCGAGCAGGCGATCGAGATCTACCGCCGGGACTTCTGGCTGCGCGCCAGATGCGACCAGCTGCCGCGCGCCGTCGCCTTCCAGCTGCTGGACGGCGCGGTGAACAGCGGGATCGGCCAGGCCGCCCGCTGGCTGCAGCGCGCCGCGAGCGTGGCCGACGACGGGCTGATCGGCCCGATGACGCTGGCCGCCGTCAAGCGCATGGACCCCAACGACCTGGTGCTGCGCTTCAACGCCCAGCGCCTGGACTTCATGACCCGGCTCAAGAACTGGCCACACCACGGCGCGGGCTGGGTGCGCCGCATCGCCGCAAATCTCAACCACGCCGCCACCGACAACTGAGGTCACCTATGAACTGGATCCTGTCGCTTTTCCTCATCACCCTCGCCGTGCTGGCGTGGATCTTCTACGACAAGTTCACCAAGCGCGGCGCAGTGCCGCTGCAGTCCGCGTTCAAGAGCTACACCGCGTGGCTGGCCACCCTGGGCGTGCTGCTGGGCGAGTACCTGGTCGCGCTGTTCCAGTGGGGCGCGCAGCAGGTCGACTTCCTGCAGGCACAGTTCGGCACCTTGCTCGCGGAGCCATCGCTCGGCGCGTTCGTGCAGCTGGCCAGCGGCGTGTTCCTGCTACTGCGGCTGAAAGGGCAGGGCCTGCCCGCATTCAAGCTGCCGTCCTACCCGGACCCCGCGGACCAGGCGGGCGCCTGACGCCATGACCGGCCTGCTCGCCAAGCTGACGGTGACGCCACTGCTGTGGGCCTGCGGCGTGCTGCTGGTGGCCGTCGCCGCGCTTGGCGTGCGGGTGCACATGCTGGGCGCCAGCGTCGACGCCGCCGAATCCGCTACGCAGGCCGCCGCGGCCCGCGCGGACCAGCACGTCGCCGAGCGCGACGCCTGGAAGCAGGCTGCGCGCGCCCTACAGGGCGCGGCCACGAAGTGGGAAACCGCCTTCGCCACCATGCAGACCCTGCTTAAGCAGGCGCAGGGCGAAGCCCGCCGCCTCGACCAGGCGGGCCGCGACGCCATCGCCGCGGCGCACGCGCGCGAGGCAGAAGCCAACCGCGCCCTTGCCGCCTGGACGCAGCGCTACGCCGACCAGGTGCGTGTCGGCGACTGCGCCGCCGCGCTCAACGCCGTGCAGCGGGCCTGCCCGGCGTTTGGAGGCTACTGACCATGCGCCTGCTCACCGCCATCGCCCTCGCCGCCGCCCTGTCCGGCTGCTGCCGCGACCGCCACGACCTCAAGCCCGACCTGCCGGACGCAGGCACCGTCGTCGCGCCCGAGATCGTCGTGGTCGAAAAGCGCGTGTACGTGCCCATCCCGGCCGCCATCACCCGGCCCGAGCCGATCGCAGAGGGGCCCATCGCCCAATGCTTCGAAGTCGCCGCCCAGCGCCGCGCCGCCCTCGAGCGCGCGAACGCAAAGATCGCCCAGTGCGCCGCGGTGCAGGGCACCGAGGTGACCCCGTGACGGGCGCTCACTTCGAGACCTTCGCCGATCGCGCCGGCGCCTGGCGCTGGCGCCTGGTCGCCGCCAACGGCCGCGTCGTCGCCGTGGGCGAGGCGCACACGCGCGAGCGCGACGCCCGCCGGGCAGCGCTCACCGTGGCCAGGCTGGCGCCGGGCGCCAAGGTGGTGCAGGCATGAGCGTCCCCCTCCGCATCGAAGTCGACGCCGACGGCATGCTTGCGCGCCAGTTCACCGAGCTGGAGCGCAGCCAGCTGCCGTTCGCCGCCATGCAGGCCAGCAACGCGGTGGCATTCGAACTGCGCAACACCTGGAAGACGACGGCGCAGCGCGTGTTCGACCGGCCCACGCCGTTCACCACCAACGCCATCCTGTACCGCAAGGCCACGAAGGCGCAGCCCTTCGCCGAGGTCTTCATCCGCGACGAGGCGGCCAAGGGCACGCCGCCGGCCAAGTACCTGCTCCCGCAGGTCGAGGGGGGCAGCCGCCGGCCGAAAGGCATGGAGGCGCTGCTGCGCTCCAGCGGCGGTGGCGGCCAGGCCTGGCTGCCCGCCGGGATGTTCGCGGTGCCGGGCAAGGGCGCAGACTTGGACGGCTACGGCAACGTGCCATCGCGCGTGGTGCGGCAGATCATCTCGCAGCTCGGCGCTGGGCGCGAAGCCGGCTACGTGTCCAACGAGAGCGAAAAGTCGCGCACGCGCCGCAAGCGTCGCGGCGGCTCCGACTATTTCGTCCTGCGCAGAAAGCGCGGCAACCTTCTGCCCGGCATCTACCGCCGCCGCGAGATGGCCGCCGGCGACGCCGCGCGCCGCGCCATCGGTGCGCGCAGCCGTATCGACAGCATCTTCATCTTCGTCCGCAAGCCGGTTTACCGGAAACGCTTCGACATCTTCGGCCTCGCCCAGCGGCAGTGGAACAAGCTCATGCCGTTCTTCTTCAACCGCGAGCTGGCCAAGGCCGTGCAGAGCGCCACGCTGCGGGGGCGCCGATGAGCCAGCGCGCCTTCATGCAGGCTTTCGACGCGGCGGCATTCAGCCTCTTCGCGACAGCCGGCCTCGCCGACGCTGCCGAGTACCTGGCGCCAGATGCCGCCCCCGGCACGCTGCCCGCGCCGTGCACGGTGCTGGTGGACCGCGACGTGGAGGACTTCGGCGACGAGGTCGCGCCCGTCTCCACCTTCCGCACCCGTATCACCTTCCAGCGCCTCGAGGTGACGGCGGAGGAGGGCGGCGTCGTGTCCCTGCTCGACGCGGCTGGCCTGGTGACCGAGGTGTTCACCCTCGCCCAGCGTACGCGCCACGACGAAGGCATCAGCGCCTGGTGGGTGCAGCATGGCTAGCCCGCGCGCCGTCTACTTGGACTGCATCGCCCAGTGCATGCGGCAGATCCGGCAGTCCGGTGGCTACAACACCAATGCGGGCCTGTCGGTGACGCTGGAGCCCACGCCTAAGCTGGCGGAGAGCGACGAGGCGTTCATCGCGGTGGTGTGGTCGCGCCAGGCGCGCGCGACTGAACCGGCGGTGTCGCGCACGTCGCGCGCGACAACCGTCGACATCATCGCGCGCATGCCGTCCACGCTCACCGACGCGCGCGCGCGCCTTGACCTGATCGTCGAGGACATCGAATCGGCGCTCGCGCGGCAGGAAGTGCGCTTCCCGGTCGGCTACCAGTTTCCCCAGTACCAGTCCGCCGAACCGCTGGTGCCGCCCGCAGGCGCGGCGTGGGTCGGCGTGCAGGTCACCGTCACCGGCCACATCCCCATCCACGCCACCACCTGACCCGCCGCCCGGCGCGGCAACACCCGAGGAACCCACGATGGACGATTACAGCTACCTGGGCAGCGGCAAGATCTACATCCGCGAGTTCGGCGCAGCCGCGGCGATGCGCGAGATCGGCAACTGCTCCGCCCTCAGCTTCAGCCCGCAGACCAACACCCTGTCCCTGCCGGACCACACCAAGCCCGGCGGCGGCACCCGCAACCGCGTCGATCGCGTGGGCGATGTGGAGATCAGCCTGACCTTCCACGACTTCGAAGGCGCCAACTTCGCCGACTTCCTGCGCGGCACCGTGGCCGAGGTGACGGCGGGCAGTGTCACCGCCGAGGCGGTCGTGGCCTACAAGGGAGGCTTCACGCCGTTGGCGCGAGCTGCCGCCGCAATCACCGCCGTGGAACCCGCGGGCGGCGGCACCGCGTACGTGGAGGGCACCGACTACATCGTGCAGGACGGCGGGATCTTCATTCCGACCACGTCCACGATTCCGGCGCCCACTGCCGGCGCCGCCAACATCGAAGTGGACTACAGCCATGGCGCGGCGCAGGTGACCCAGGCCTTCGTCGCCTCGGCCAAGCAGTACCAGCTGCTGTTCGCGGGCCTCAACGAGGGGCGCAGCGGCAAGCGCGTGCGCGTGCGGGCGCACAAGGTGAGCGGGGGCGTGCTGCAAGAGCTGGCGCTACTGGGCGAGCAGTACGGTGCCGGCACCGTCACCGGCGCGCTGCTGGCCGACACCACCAAGGGCGCGGGCCTGTCGCAGTACTTCACGATCGAGATCGAGAAGTGATGGAGGGCATGGCCGAAGTCAGGGCGCTCGCGGGCGCCGGCACGGCGGTCGAGTTCCGCGGCGAGCGGCTGGATATCCAGCCGCTCCGCTTCGGCCAGGCGCTGGAGATCATCGCCGCCGCCGCGCCGCTGGTGGAGGGACTGGTGGCCTACGCGTCGCAGTCGGGGCTGAACGACGACATCGTGTTTTTCGCCGGGATGCTGGCCAAGCACGGCGACCAGGTGCCGCGCGTGCTGTCCATCGCGAGCGGCCGGGACGCCGAGTTCATCAAGGGCGGCGACCTGGCCGAGACGCTGGAGCTGTGCGGCACTGTCTACGAGGTGAACCGCGATTTTTTCGACCAGCGCCTCGCCCCGCTGTTCGCAAGGTGGCGGGTGCGCCTGCAGGGGCCGGAAAGAAGCGATGGGGCTGGGCCGACACCGTCCACTTCCTGATCGCGCACGGCCACACCCGCGCGGACGTGTACGACATGACGTTTGCGCAGCTGCGGCTCTACACCCGGGCCGCGGCGCGACTGTACCGCGAGCAGCTGCGCGACCAGGCCATCAACGCCCGCGCCGCGCAGTACGACAAGGATTCCTGGAAGAAGTACCTGAAGGCCTTCGATGAATAGCCGCCCCAACCTCCGCGTCCGCATCTCCGCAGACTTGGCCGACATCCGCCAGGGCCTGGGCATGCTGCGCGGCGAGCTGGCGAAGGTGCAGCAGGGCGCGGCGCGCGTGCGGCCGCCGGATACCAGCGGCTGGAGCAAGGGCCTCGCCGCTGTGCGCAGCCAGCTGCTCGGCATCGTGTCGCTGTACGGCGCCATGCGGGCGGGCGGGGCGTACATCAGGCTCGCGGACGAGGCGGCCAGCCTCTCGGGGCGCCTGCGCCTAGCCACCAAGAGCCAGCAGGAGTTCACCAAGGCCCAGAAGGAGACGTTCCGCATCGCGCAGGACACCTCGGCGGAGTGGGGGTCCATCGTCGCTCTGTATGCGCGGCTGAGTCAGACAACCAGCCTCGCCCAAGAGGACATCCTCGGGCTGACGAAGACCATCAGCCAGTCCTTCGCGGTGTCGGGCGCTGATTCCGTAGAGACGGCGAACGGCATCCGCCAGTTGTCGCAGGCCATTGCTGGCGGCGTGCTTCGGGCGGAAGAGTTCAACACCATTGTGGATACGAACGGGCGCTTGGTTCAGGCGCTCGCCGACGAACTTGGTATCCACTCCGGCCAGGTTCGCCAGTACGTCAACGACGGGAAGGTCAGCAGCGAGATTCTGCTGCGCGCCATTCGTAACAGTGCGCAAGTGATGGGGGAGGAATTCTCTCGTCTGCCGCTCACCGTGGCCAAGGCCACGCAGCAGGTCCGCAACGCGCTGCTCAAGCTCGTAGGCGACACCGACGCCGCCGGTGGGGCCAGCAAGGAGCTGGCGGAGGCGATCGCCGACATGGCCCGCGTGCTGGAATCCGACGACACGAAGCGCGGCTTCGGCGAGATCGTCAACGCGTTGTCCGCCATCGTCGAGTTCAGCACCAAGGCCGCAGCCATGGTGGGCAAGCTGAACCGGGAGGTGAAGGACCTCTCCGGCGTCAGCCTGCCCAAGTGGGCGCAGGCCTCGCTCATGGCGCTGAGCGGCAACATCCCGGGCGCGGTGAATGCCTACGCGTCCGGCCGCAACCCGCCGCCCGACTTCAGCAACGTCATCACCGGCGCGGCTGGCGGCGGCGCTGGTGGCCGTCCGGGCGGTGGCGGTGGCGGTGATCCCGCCAAGGCCATCGCCGCCTCCAACGCGCTGCTGCGCGATTCCGTGCAGCGGGCGCTGGCCGAGCTCGACCAGCTCTATAAGGGCCACGAGATCGGCATGCGCGAGTACTTCGCCTCGCGCCAGCAGCTGCAGGAACAGGCCATCGACCTGCAGATCGATCAGGCGCGCAACGAACTGGCCGTCACCAAGGACTTGGGCAAGCGCCGTGACCTGGAGGAGCAGATCCAGATTCTGCTGCGCGACCGCGCCGACGTGGCAGCGCAGGCCGCACGGGAGGAGCGAGCGGCCAGTGACGAGCTGATCGACAAGCTGGGCGATCTGAAGGCCACGATCGCCGAGCTGGACGGCGACCACGTGCGCGCGGCGCGGATCCGCATCGAAAGCGAGTTCCTCGATCTGTTCAAGCGCCTGCGCGCCGAGAGCGATTCGGCGGGCGAGGCCATGGCGCGCAACCTGGTGGACCGGCTGGTGCGCAAGGCGCAGACGGACGCCATCGCCAGCGCCGCCAGCGGCATCACCTCGCGTCTGTCGTCGGAGGAGACGTCGGTCAGCGCGCAGGTGGATGCCGGCATGCTCGGCTTCGTGGAGGGCGAGGAGCGTCTGCGCGTCGCGCGGCTGGCCGCCATGGAGCAGCTGGCCGAGCAGATACGCCTGCAGCGCCAGGTGATGGCCATGATGGAGCCCGGCAGCCCGGAGCATTCCGCGGCGCTGCAGGGCCTGCACGACCTGGAGGCGGGCTATGCCAACGTCGCCGGCTCCGTCGACGTGTTCCGCAACCAGGTCAAGGATGTCGCCACCGACGCGCTCACCGGTCTCTTCATGGATCTGGTGGAAGGCACCAAATCCGCCGGCGAGGCCCTGCGCGACTTCGTGCGCAACTTCGCGCTGGGCATGGCGCAGATCGCAGCGCGGGCGCTGGCCACCTTCCTGGTGCTGCAGATGCTGGACGCCATCTACCCGGGCCTGGGAAAGACGACCGCGGCCATGATGAGCGCGGGACAGAACCACGCCGGCGGCACCGCCGGTCAGGTGGGCGGCGTGCGCCGCTGGATCCCGGAGGCGATGCTGGGCGTGGCGCCGCGCTACCACAACGGCGGCATCGCCGGCGCCCCGCCGCTGAAGCACAACGAGGTGGTGTCGGTGCTGGAGCGCGGCGAGACCATCCGCACCCAGCAGCAGGAGCGCGCCCTGCAGGGCCAGCTGGATGCGGGCACAGGCAAGGTTCGGGTAGCGCGTCCCATCGTCGCGATTGGCGATCGGGCTGTTGCTGACGCGATGGCGGGCGCCGCCGGCGAAGACATCACCATCACCCACGTGCGCAACAACTGGGATGCCCTGGTCAATGGCGCTCGCTGATCCGGTCCCCTGGACCTTCTTTGCCGGCGGCGAGTACTCGGAGCAGCTGGACTCGCGCACCGACATCCTGCGCGCCGCCACCGGGCCCGAGCAGCGCATCAAGCTGCGGACGGAGCCGCACGTGCAGCTGACGTTCGACGGGCTGGCAGAGGGCGATGAGCGGCGCTGGCTGGAGAACCTGCTCAACGCCAATGGCGACGGCCGCTGGTGGGTGCCGTGGCCGATGGAGGCGCAGGCGTTGGCCGCGCCGCTGGCTT